CCTGATGAGGGTATGGCTCCTGAAGTTACAGCACCAGTAGCCACACCCAGTGGTGAACCAGGTGCTGGTGCAGCCGCAACTGCGCCACCTCCAGTATAATCACGTAAAACAGTCCATCTCTTTACGTGCTTAAACTTATTATGTTTTATCATTCCTGATAAATTTCCTTTGTAGTTTTGCAGACCATACTTTTTAGCGAAATCATTTTGGGTCATCTTTACTGTTTCTTTTGTGTCTAAGTTTACAAACGTATAGATTGTGTGGTCGTATCTTGGATTATGATCCCCATCAAATCTCATTTTACGAAATGGGTGATTTCCTGAATTGTATAAATCGCCTGTTACTGAAGAACCATCTGGTCGTCTAAGCAAGTTATGTGTCCCATTTTTTACTCTATCTCTTGATTTTGCGCCGCCAATTTTCCCTGCCAATGAGTTTAATTTTGCTTTTTCTTCTGCCGATACTCCCATCCTCAATGAGATTGACCAACAAGCACCATAATCACCTTGCTTGTAATGTATTTCAAAATGTTCTCTCATTGAGACGGCAATTAGGTTAGAAATTTCATTGTTATTGAAATCTCCATCTATATGATGAATGTCAAAACTTACTCCGTTTTCGTCTATTGGTATAGTTCCATGATGGTCTAGGTAAATTTTTCTGTAAACCTGACTATAGGTTCTTTTTTGATAAATACTCATGAAGTTATTTATAAACTTTTGGAGAAACTGAATTGATACTCAGAGAATTTTACGAAGCAGCGCCCACTGGATGGCAAGATGTGCAGGATGACCACAGTCAACCTGTCTGGGGTGAAACTCGCAAAACCAAATTAACACTGGGCCAGATCAATAAAATTCGTAAAATGAACGAAGTTCAGGCATTTGAACGAGCAAATGACTTGAAAAAAATACGCAAACAATACGCTCCTGTAACAACAGGACCCACCCTGTAACCATTAAAACTCCCGGGTTTCGGCAAAAATGCAAAAAAATACGCTATTTTGCGTTGTTTTCCAGCATAGCCGCTAAATACTTCTACCAAAGCCATTTTACCTAAGGAGAACAAATGAGCACAGCAAAATTTGAAAAGCTAATTGACCTCATCATCAATGAGGATCAAGAGCGCGCAGAACAATTGTTTCACGAAATCGTTGTAGAAAAGAGTCGTGAAATTTATGAAAACATCATGGCTGAAGAAAGCCTAGAAGAAGACCAAGTATCTGGCCTAATGGACGAAATTGAGGTCGAAGAAGAAGGCATGGAAGGCATGATGGAAATGGACGGTGAAGCCGAGGAAGAAGAGGACGGCGATTTTGACGTTGACGTTGGTGACGACGACGGCGAAATGGACATGGATGCCGAAATGGATGTTGAAATGGGCGACGAAGAAGCCATGGCCGGTGATGAAGAAGGCGAAGGCGATCTGGAAGACCGCGTAGTTGACCTGGAAGATAAGTTGGACGAATTAATGGCTGAATTTGAAGCCATGATGGCCGATGAAGAAGATGCCGAAGGCGACGAAATGGGCGGCGAAGAAGCTGGCGAAGAGGAAGAAGAGGGCGTTATGGAAAGCGTCCAACTTCAGAAAGTAGCTGCACCCAAGCATGGTGATGACGGTGCCCAAAAGAAAAGCCCAGTTGCTGCCAATAGTGGTGCCACAGGCATGGCCAGTAAGCCAGTGAAGTTCGCTGGTGACCATGAGACACCTCCCAGCAGCCCCAAGGCTCCTAGTAACGAGTACACCAAGAAGGAAGGCAGTCTTCCACATGCAGGTCAGTTCAAGAACTCTCCTGGTGTAGACGGTGCCAAGACTGAAGCTGCCCCCAAGGCCAAGCATGGTGATGACGGTGCAAACAAGCGCAGTCCAGTGGCTGAGAGCAAGAAGCCAGTCAAGCGTATTGTGAAGTAAGGATTAGGACAAATGGCTTTGTACCTAAAAGAAAACCTAACTTTCGACCGTGCCAACATGGTGGTCGAAAGTGACGGTGAAGGTAGTGGAAAATCTCTTTACATGAAGGGGATTTTCATTCAGGGTGGGGTACGCAACGCCAATGAGCGTGTGTATCCCGTGCCTGAGATTGAAAAAGCCGTTGAACAGTTGAATGAACAAATCACTAATGGACATAGTGTCCTGGGTGAAGTTGATCATCCTGATGACCTGAAAATCAATCTGGATCGTGTGAGCCACATGATTGTTAACATGTGGATGGATGGTCCTAACGGATTTGGCAAATTAAAGATTCTACCCACTCCCATGGGACAACTTGTTAGTACCATGTTGCAGAGTGGTGTCAAACTCGGCGTTAGTAGCAGAGGCAGCGGCAACGTTGATGATGCTACAGGCAAAGTCAGTGACTTTGAAATAGTCACTGTGGACATTGTGGCCCAGCCCAGTGCCCCCAACGCTTATCCCAAAGCAATTTACGAAGGACTCATGAACATGCGTCAGGGCCATCGTGTGCTGGATAATCTAAAGGGACAAAAACTGGACCAGGACGCACGTGTTCAAAAATACTTGAGAGAAGAGGTAACTCGACTCATCAAGGATCTAAAAATCAAATAAGGGGATAAAGCATGTTTGATGCTATCAAACCATTACTTGAGAGTGGCGTAGTGAATGCTGAGACAGCACAGGCTATCAATGAAGCCTGGGAGTCAAAGCTGAATGAAGCTCGCAATCAAGTTCGTGCTGAACTGCGTGAGGAGTTCGCACAAAAATACGAACATGATAAGAACGTAATGGTAGAAGCCCTGGACAAAATGGTTACTGAAGGTCTGAGCAGCGAGATTGCTGAATTCCAGCAAGAACGCCAAGCAATGATGGAAGACCGTGTGAAGGCCCAGCAAAAGCTAAGTGAAAACGCACAACGTTTCAATGATTTCATGGTTACTAAACTAGCCGAAGAAATCCGTGAACTGCGTGCTGATCGCAAGACTCAAATGGAAAGTCGTGAAAAACTAGAGCAATTCGTAGTAAAAGCTCTGGCCCGCGAAATTAAAGAATTTGAGCAAGACAAGCGTGCTGTGGTTGAAGCCAAGGTCAAACTTGTTGCAGAAGCCAAGACTCAACTTGAAGCACTGAAGGCTAAGTTCATTAGCGAAAGTGCCAAGAAGTTGAACGAAGCAGTAGCTAGACAACTCAAGGGTGAAATCAGTCAGTTGAAGGAAGATATCAAGAGCGCACGTGAGAGTGCTTTTGGTCGTCGTCTGTTTGAGGCTTTCGCAGCCGAGTTCAGTGCAACCCACTTGAACGAAAAGGCAGAAACACGCAAGTTGATGGCTCAACTTGTGGAGAAAGATCAAAAACTGGCCGAATCTATCAAGGCAACCAAAGAAGCCAAACTATTGGTTGAAAACAAAGAACGTGAAGTTCGCATTATCAAAGAAAGCAATCTTCGTGAAAAAACAATGTCCGAGTTACTCGGTACATTGAACGAAGAAAAAGCTGGTGTAATGCGTAACTTACTAGAAAGCGTCCAGACACCAAAGCTAAAGGCCGCTTTTGACAAGTATCTACCAGCCGTACTAAACACTGCTGCTGAAAAGACTGCTCCTGCAAAGAAGCAACTGATCAGTGAAAGTGTTGAAGTAACTGGTGATAAATCTGCCGCAAAGACCGAAGTTGAAGTTGAAGATAGGGACAACCTGATTGACTTCAAACGTCTGGCAGGGCTTTAATTGACATACTATACAAGGAGAATATGTAACATGTCTAAGGTACTATTAGAGAGCCGTTGGGGCGAAACAAAAGAAGCCCTTCTAGAAGGTCTCCAGGGAACACGCCGTACATCTATGTCCGTGATTCTTGAAAATACTCGTAAGCAGTTGCTGGCTGAAAGTTCAGCTGGTACAACTGTTGCTGGCAACATCGCCACACTGAACCGTGTGATTCTGCCAGTTATCCGTCGTGTGATGCCCACCGTTATCGCTAACGAACTGGTTGGTGTTCAGCCCATGACAGGTCCTGTTGGTCAGATCCATACTCTGCGTGTTCGTTACGCTCAGAACCTGGGTCCTTATGGTGCCAGCGATCCTGACAATGTGGCCGGCGTTTACGCTGGTGACGAAGCTCTGAGCCCATTCAAGATTGCTCAGGCTTACTCACGCACACCCAACGGCACAAACACAGCCGCTGGTACACCTCCCTTCTATACCGCTGCTGACACAGCAACTCTAGAAGGTAACGGCGGTAAGCCCATCAGTGTCCAGATTCTGCGTCAAGCTGTTGAAGCCAAGAGCCGCAAGTTGCAAGCTCGTTGGACATTCGAAGCAGCCCAGGATGCACAGAGTCAGCATGGTATCGACGTTGAAGCCGAAATCATGGCCGCTCTGGCACAGGAAATTACTGCTGAAATCGACCAAGAAATTCTGTTGAGCCTGCGTAGTCTGGCTGCTACAGAGTTCACATACAACCAAGCTACCGTTTCTGGTACTGCTACATTCGTTGGTGACGAACACGCCGCTCTGGCCGTTCTGATCAACCGTGTTGCTAACCTGATCGCACAGCGCACTCGTCGCGGTGCTGGTAACTGGGCTGTGGTAAGTAGTGAGGCTCTGACAGTGCTGCAAAGTGCTACAACCAGTGCTTTCGCTCGTACTACAGAAGGTACTTTCGAAGCCCCAACAAACACCAAGTTTGTGGGTACACTGAACAACGCAATGCGTGTGTTCGTTGATAGTTATGCTCCAAGTGGCACACCAGTTCTGGTTGGCTACAAGGGTTCAAGCGAGACTGATGCCGCCGCTTTCTACTGCCCATACATTCCCTTGATGAGCAGTGGCGTTGTGTTGGATCCATCATCATTCGAACCAGTCGTGAGCTTCATGACTCGTTACGGATATGTTGAGTTGACAAACACCGCAAGTAGTTTCGGCAATGCCGCTGACTACCTCGGAGAAATAGCCATCACAAACGTCACCTTTCAGTGAAAATGGTACGATAGAGATAGCATCTCAAATAAAAAAGGGAACTTCGGTTCCCTTTTTTTATGAACGTTTACGACCTCCCCTTTGCCAACCGTTATCCAGCCAATATTGTAAATCAGGCTCTTTGATTTTTTTCTCAACCCCATCTTTGTTTATACTGATGTTTCCTTTGACTGCATTGCGTACATTCTCTCCGTGAGAACTGACTTTTTTATGACCTTTGCTTCCTTGGCTTATTGCAAGTTTGTGTTCTTCTGAATGTGGACCTCGGGGAACTCCGATTTGCCTCTCACTCATTTTTTTCTTAGTTTCTTCTGATCTTTTGTTATTTCCGTTTGATAAAAGTGATTTTATCCTCTTTTCAATGGTAGCGGCACTGCGTTTTTTACCCTTATTCTTCCTGCCGCCCTTGTACTGTTCCCCCTCAAGTTGTTTGCCCTTGTTCCAGGGTTTCCTGCCACGCATAAACTCACTGTGCTGGCGTATCAACTCAAGGCGATTTCGCTCGTAAGCACGAACTATTTTATGATCCAGCACACGACCCATATGCTCACCACCCACACGCATCATGTTGAAGGCATAACGCATTTTGGCCAATGCAGCGCCACTGGTCATTTTGGTCAGTAACCAGTGGCACCAGGCATGATCATGGTATGACAGTCGTACCAGATTCTCTAGATCATCACTGCCGCCCAGTGATCGTGGAATGATGTGGTGCATTTCACTGTTGGGTGCATCTTCTGGTAGCCCGCGTTTTTGGATAACTGCATAGTACCAGCGAGTGTATTTGGAATCATTGAAAATTGGTGTGCTCATGCCAGTATTTATCTCACGCTATAACAAATGTCACTTTCCAGTAATCCTACATGATCCAGGATTTTATTGCAACAAGCATAAATACCATATACAAACTTTCTCAATCGGGATGGGAAGCAAACTGGGAGACTCTGGTCTCCCTTTTTGTTGGCTACAATCTTATATTGCCCCAATCCAGTGTGGCATCCACAGTGAGTTCTTTTCTCTTACGCAATCGTTTCAATCTTACAGCGTTGCAGTTTGCACAAATGCTGTGACCATCAACATAGCAAATCTGGCTGCTATCAACAGCCTGAAATCCACAGTTATCGCATGCCATTTCTTTGCGGCCACGATTTCTGTACATTTCACGGGCACAATTATTGCAATATTTGTGCCACCGGGTATATCCTAGAACACTAGTTCCATTGGATCTTGCAGGTAGTTTTTGGCATCTGGTGCATACTGGTCTGATTGGTTGTGATCTTAACATATCTGGATTTAGTGTA